GATTAATTTCTGATTTTTCATTTTATTCATATTTGATTTTATTCGTCGCAAGAATTGCTTCGATGCATGCAACAAACTAATAAAACCAATCATTGTCAATACAATCTATTCATCAACTGCAATAATTTCAGTTCCAAGTGATTTGCACATTGCCGCGCAAACCATCTGCATTGCCTCGCAGTCATAAAAGTGATCATTGTTTTTGTCCCGATTAATCCAATCATAATAAACTGAGCCATCTGGTCTTTCCTTTGCGATCTTTACCCAAGCATTGATTTGCCGTTCATACATCTGCCCAGCATTGTCGGCATAAGTCCAAATCGGATTGCCCCGATGATCTTTCAGCGACCGCATCAAGCTAAGTCGATTCTTTGCTGATTGCTTTGAAAAGAAGAACTGCCCAACTCTTGCGCCTCGGCTCATTGCCGTTCCGTCATAAGCATCCACTGGTTTTAAATCTGAGTAAATGCGCCGGAATCCATCTTGGTTCATATAATCCTTTGACGCATCACCACGGAAAACCATCCATCCATTTTCTAAAGCAATCCGATGCACTTGGTTTGTATTGTAATTGCCATCTAAAAAGACCCGGCAAGCTCCGCCGCTTCCAAGTTGATGTTGTGGGATTTTCCACTTGTCGCAAGCTTCCCGGATTTCTGCCGTTGTTATTACTTTGCGACAATCCAAAAGCCTTGACCGCAAAGTGCCATCAACAATTGCCCAAGACCGGATTAAATAATAGTAATGATCTTTTTGAACGTCCACAGTGCAGAAGATAAATTGCCCGGCTGCGTCCCAAACTTCATTCAACTCATATCCACCCATTGCATTTGCTTGAATGTCGGCAGACATATAATCATTGACCGCCCAACTTTCTGCAAGCCGCTTGCGTATAAAATTCTCTAAAGAATCAAGATTGCCCCGTTCCCGGTCAACTTGTGAAAGTTTAAATTGCTCAACTAACTTTGGCCAAGGAATGTGCGCCAATGCATTGTAATTAAAAAAGTCAATATTTTCATCACCATCCGGATTCAAAGAAATATATTTGCCAGACAAGTTCCGGGCTTTCTGCTTCCCAATGTCTGAGCTAAGTTTTCCGCCACACAATTGACATTCATAATAAACAGAAGCGGCCAGCAAAACAAAATCAATCCTTCCATCTTCTTTTAAATAATCTTCTTTTGCTGCCCATCTCATTCCACCAACTGGGACTTCATCACCAATTGCATTTGCTCGCCAAATGTAAGGAATAAATTCTTTGCAACAATCACACTTAATGTGCCAAGTCTTTTGAGTTGATCTTTCCCACATCTCATCAAGTTCACTTCCTTTAGTTTGCCCGGAAGTTGGCAGAAACATTTGGCTGCTCCAAGAATAAGAACTCATCCGGTCTCGAATCTGGTCAAGCCAATTATCTTTGTAAGCCCAAGCTTCATCACAAGTAATTCGCTCAAGTGTCTTTGAATTTCTAGCAGCCAAGACATTTGCAGACAACAATCGGATTGCACCAAAATCACTTGAAGTAAAAAACTTAGTGCGCCTGTATGCTTGTTTTGGGATTAAGCCTAAAACTGATTCAGTTGAATCAATTAATGGTGTAAATTTATCATCTGAAAATTCTTTCAGTGCAGCCTCGGTCAAGTCATACATTGCCGCCCGTCCCGGCTCAATTTGCAAAGCGTAAAGATGCCACAACTGAGATAAAAGCGTTTTAATGTGCTGCACTGAGCCAATTAATCCAATTGTTTTTCCTCTTACATTTACCAGTGACTGAAATGGCTCAACAATCAATGGATGATTGTCCGGATTAAATGAACCATAATCCAAAAGAATATTTTTTTTGCACCATTCAATTGGCTCAACTGTCTTATATTTATTAAGAACTTTCATCAATTAAATCAACCCCTTGCAAATAGTTTTCCCCTTCAGACTGGAAGCATTCCACCACCCAAATTGGAAGATTCACTTGGCTGTCTGATTTAATTAAAACCTTTAACCCTTCAAATATCCGGCCGCCCAAGATTGCTGGAGACAATATTTGATATATTTTAGCTGGTGAATCTTCAGCCGCCAGCACTTCGGCAATCTCTTTAATTTGAGCCCGGATGCATGCATTGCCCCCATAAATCATTGCCCGGATAATCCGCTCGGCTTCTTCCCGTGCAATTGCTTCTCCGCTTTCAATATTAAGCTTTTTTTGATGCGCTTGAAGCTCACGCAAGCTTTTATCAGTTTTGAGTAAAAGATCATTCCAATATTTAATTTGATTTTGATCATTTCGCTTTGCCGCTTTGCTTAACTTTTTAAAATAGAAGTCACGCAACTTTTCTTGGCTTTCAAATTCTTCCCCAATATCTTCATCAGTTGTTTTATCAATCTGAGTAAATCCTTTTTTAATTTGCCATTTTATAAATTCATTTGGAACAATCTTTTGATTTATCACCCAAAGATTTAATGCTTCATCATTATCTAATGGAGCGTTTGCTTTCTTCCATCTGTTAATTGTTTTGGTGCAAGTGTGATATTCTTTTGCCATCTGGGCAATAGTTCGCTTTTCACGCAATCCATTTGCTTTTGATTCTTCATCGTCAAGTGTCCTTTTTTCCGCTGCCGTTAAAGGCTTTCCGGCTTTAACCTTAGACAGAATGTTTGCAATGTTTCGTTTCCGAATGGCATCAAATGGTATCTCTTGAGCCATAATTAATGGAGCGTATTGGTCAGAGTTGCACTGCCCTTTTCAGACTGGATGTCTGATGTGTCACTGGTTTCACTTAATACGCGCTTTGGATAAGGTTTTGAAAGTTTTGATACACTATTAAACATTGAGTTGTCAAGCGGCATCAAATACCTGTGTTTGCCTTTTGCAACCCTAGTTTTTGTATTTTTATTCATTTTGTAAAATGCTCCGCGCATGTGAACCCATCTGCCATCAATAAAAACTTCAGTTGTCTCAGTTGAAGTCCCAGAATAAATCCAATTGGTTGCTTGATAAATTCCACCATGATGCCCTTGGTTTTGATCAGCAAAAGAAACAATTAATTTCAAGCCTTTGCAATTTCTCTTTAAGAATTTAAAAGCAATTGCCATAATTCTGCTCACTGGCGTTTGATGTTTAGTTAAAGCAATGCGAACTAGCTCACAAACTTCACTTTGATTCAATCCAAATTTATTGCCAAGAAATGGTGATGCGCCTCGGCCAAAAATAACCGCGCCAATATATTGGCCATGTTCCCAAACCCCAACTTTAACTAATTTCCCAACTGGAAGGCATTTGCTATAATGCCAATTAACACACGCATGCTTTGCCGCTTCATGTGTCGCCCAATCTATTTTCAAATCAGATTTTTTCATGGATTATGCTCATTATTTCTTGAGTCAAAAACATGATCGCAGCTTGGGCACTTTACAAATTTAGGTTCAAGCTCATCGAGTTGTCCCTGTTCATCTTCATTTCCCGGATTAAAATCTGGTGTGTTTATATTAATTTCATCTTCAGAAAATCCAGTTAAATCCAAATCGAAATTATCTTCAAGCAGTCTTTCGATCTCGGCCGCTAAAGCTTCTTCATCCCAGCCTGCATTTAAAGCAAGTTTGTTGTCCGCAATTACGTATGCCCTCCGCTGAGGATCGCTCAAATGGCCAAGCCTTATGCATGGCAAAACTTCCATCCCTAATTTCTGAGCGGCCAATAATCGGCCATGACCGGCAATAACTCCATTGGCTGAGTCAATTAGAATTGGGTTTGTAAATCCAAATTCTTTAATGCTAGAAGCAATTTGCGCAACCTGTTTTTCGTTGTGCGTCCTAGTGTTTCCGGAATAAGGAATTAACTTTTCAATTTTCAGTTCTTCAATTTTTTGGGACATAATATTAAATTTTAAATTTGCGTAGAAAAGCAAGAGAAGTCCTCTTACCCGAATGGATGGATTTTTTAAGAGATTCCTTAGTGGGGGATGCTGTTTTTTCCTCGGATTGCATCAAAACGCCCAGCCTGCGACCCTTTGTTGCATCGCAATTGCCTTTGCGTATTAGATGCTTGGATTGCATGTGCAGGCTATACATCGCGCTTAACATGCTTGTTATGGTATTTAAACAAGTCCAACCCTTGCCTAAGCACTTCAGATTTGCTTCGACCAGTCTGGCCAGCTAGCTCCGCCAAAAGATCAATATAAGATTCCGACATTCTAAAGGATATCATTCTGCTGTTAGATTTCTTTTTGTTAATTGTTATCATTCCTTTTATTTATTTAAATAAACCAATTTGTAAATACTTATATATGTTAAGAACATTTGCCTTGTTGCTCTATCATCACTCTAAAGGGAATTATGTAATACGTCCTAGCAAGCTGAGTGTGGGTAATAAATTCCCCCCACAGGCTTTCTGAGTGCTGTTTTAATCCGATATATCATTGCAATACGTTATACGTAGAGCCCCATTGTTAATAGGCTAGATGCCCGCCCTATCATATTAATTAACCGATATATCATTAATTAATGATATATCTCAATGTTAGTAATTTAACATCTAATTAAGCTCCGCCCGTTTAAATTATTTATTCAGCCGCTTTAGCCTTCTTTTCATTTGGCTGTAACTGATTCCCCTATCACTTGCCGCCTTTGATATTGATTTCCCAACATTAATTGCTTCAAAGTCTTCAATAGCTTCGGCCTCTGCTTGCCTCCGCCACTCTTCCCGGCTTCGGCCATCCCGGTTGCCCTTCCTTTGCCTTTGCGACCCGTCAACGGCTTCAACGGCCTCAGAAATAGCCCTTATCTCTTTAGACTTTGATTCAAGATAATCAAATAATGATGTAACTGTTTCTTGATTCATTATTGATAATAAGCGTTTTCAACTCTTTTAGATTTATTAATCATCTTAATAACTTTAATTGCCTCAATTTTTTTAATCCGTCTCCAGAAATGAACTTTTGAAATATCGATCTCTAACTCATTAAAGAATTTAGCATTTTCTTCTCCAATCGGAATGTTTAATGAAATAATATCATCGCATTTCTTCTTAATCCCCGGCTTGGCTGCCCTGCTTGCGTCCAAATCTTCAGACAATACCCAATGTGGATAATCCCACCGCGCAACAAATGGCTGAGTTGGAGGAAATGACCGAACAACAGAATCAACTATGTAACAGCCTTCATTCTCATGGCTGATGATCGAGATCAGCCCATCCATTTCCCCAACAATTGATGATGCGCCCCGGAATCGGTCAATAACATCCTTCCCGGCTTGCCCGCCTTTGCCAAAGTGATGAATTAAAATTGGTGTAATTCCGTGTTTAGAAATAATCTCATCCATCCAAGACCCGATTATTTTCATTGCTGAATTATCATTCTCATCATCCGCGCTATTAAATTTGTAAAGGCAATCCAAAATAACAACATCAAATTGACTGGCTTGAATTGTATTAAGCACTTTTGTTAATTCCTTTGTATTTCTTACATTATAATGCTGCCTGAGGCTTAGCGTTGCCAAGTTGCTCGGAACGTCCCAGTTGCAAGCAGATGCGCAACGCTCATTTAATTCCCACTCATGTAATTCAAAGTCAACGTAAAGAACCTTTTGCGGAACTGGAGCTGCCCATTGTAAGAATGGTTGCCCAGAAGCCATGCAAGATGCCAATGACATTGCGAAGTGCGACTTGCCGGCTTTAGCAACTCCGCCTATCAGCAGCTTTGATTTTGCGTAAAGCAACCCGTCAATAATTATATCCGGCCGCCGCTCTTTAGCCTCATCCATTGATCTCGGCCGCCCTTCATTTCCAAAATTAACATTATAAAATTCCTTATTTTTACTATTTAAGATTAATTCCTCAAGCCCTTCGGTTGTCCATCCTTCTAAAACCGCGTCAGCCGCATCCCAGCCGTCTGGCTTGTCCAGTGGCGTCTCAATAATCTTGCCTTGTGTGATATCTTGCAATTGCTTTGCCGATTCTCTCCCCGGAGCATCATTGTCTGCCAAAATTAACACCTTCCTGTCTTTCAGCACCGCCCAATCGCTTTGATTAATTGCCTTGCAGCCGCCAGCCCATGAAAGCACCACATGATCTGGCAATTTGGTTGCCAAAGCTTCTGCCGCCTTCTCGCCTTCAACAATAACAACATCCGCGCCGGGCATCTTATTAAGCAATTCGCCCCGATAAAGCGGCCTTGGATAATTAAACGCTTGCCACTTCCAAGTGCAGCGGCCTGTTTTTCGATGGCGCATCCAGCTTATTTGACTTATTCGCTTGCTGCCATCTGCCAAATCCCAACGCATGATTGCCCCAACTGGCCTGCCCTTTAAATCTTCATATTTATAAATAACATCAGCTTTGCCATTTTCCCAATGCTCCGGAATAGTGGTTTCTGGAGTTGTTAACGCGTGTTCCCAATCCGATTTAGAAACAATTGGTTTGTTTTCCTTTGGCTTCGGATTAATCCTTACAATGTTAACAGTCCCTTCCAATTCTTTTCCGGCTTCAATTTGAGATAAATTATAAATTGCCGCATATAGTGATATCAAATCACCTCCCTTGTCTTCGGTTGCATGGTCAAACCATTGGCCTGTGCTAAGGTTGACGGCCATTGAACTTCCCAATGAGCCATCGATTCCGCCAATTCTATAATTCCCGCCTTTAACCTTTCCGCCGGGCAGCCATTCGTTGCAATAGCTTTCCGCGCTTCCAATTAACTTAGCGTTGATATCATTAAAATCAATTGGGTTTGTAATAATTTGTTGCGTGAGTTTTTCATCTTCTTTAGTGGCTATGTATTTGGTCATATTTGTTATTCTTCTTCTTCGGTATGTTGTTTAATTAATCCCAACCTTTCAAGGTTTGGGAATTTCTTTGCCCGGCAATCATCGAGCAGCTTTGCTTTCTTCCTATAATTCTCAAAATTGCCCATTGTTCGATCTTCTAATGATTCAAAATATCGCATAAGGCTTGAGGCTTTTCTCATTTCATTTTCCATAATACAAATAATTTCAATTTGGGTTTGGACAAAATCATCATAGTAATAAAATTCATAGTGTTTAACTTCTAACATTAAAAGCCTTTTCTCCTGCCATATTCTGCAAGCAATGCGGCATCGATTAATCCGTCATGCGGCTTGCTGCATCGGTCAGACTTCAACCAACTTTCTTCTGGCCAAATCTGCATTGCAGAATTTAAGGCCGCCGCCTTGGTGTTAAACTTTTGACCCTTTGGCATCTTTTGTTTGCTCCAAAATTCCTTCTGCCATTTTTGGCTTAGGATAATTTGATGCTTTAAGAAATTTGAAACCAAAAGTGTTTCAATTACTGCAAATGAATAAGTCATTGATCTTAGTCCAGCCGCGCTTGGAGCATGGCCGCCCGGATTCTCAACAATGAAAACCCTATTGCCTTCATGCCGCCCAATTTCTTTGAACAGATTTGAAAGTTCAAGCAAATCAATTTTGCGGCCTTTGCCGTTTGGGATTGTCGGCATCGGCATTCTGCTAATCAATTCGCCGTTTTGGTTAATCATTGCAAGCCCGCCATCCAGCCCGCAATCAATTCCAAAGTAATGAGTTCCATTGTCCGTGAGATTAATTTTCATTTTTGTTTTTTATATTTACTCATATTGGCATTTTTGCGCCATAATGAATAAGTTGTTGGGTGGATGTTTACGATAATGCAAGCGGCCTTTGAACTTTCTCCGGCATCTCTTAATTTATCAACTTCAGCAATTACTTTAAGCTTTTCATTATCTGAGATAATTTCCCTGCGGCTGCGGAGCTTTTTTACTTCAAAGAATTCACCCGTCTTTTGCCTGTAAGCTTCATTTTCGGCAAATTCCTTAGCGATCCGATCATGCGCCCATCGCATGAATGTTGTTATCGATTCTGAATGATTCATATTTATTATTCTTGGTTTAATCCTGTGCCATTACAGACCCAGCAAGTTGGAAATTCATTAGTGTTTGGGTTTCCGGGCAATTCGCCATACCCATCGCAAGCTCGGCATTCCTCCGGTTCTTCTTCTTCTGTTTTCATTTTATAAATTAGTTTGTTTTGTTTGACTTGGTTTTTATTGAGTTGCCTCCATTCTGATTATCTCGGCCTTTACCTTTACCCAATACTTTTCGGTTGCTTGCTTCTTGAAGCCGTTTAAACCGCCGTTGTGGATTCTTGCAATGTCCTCTGCCGTTGCCTTGTGTCCCAATCGCTTCTCGATAGCATATCGAGCCATGTAGGCTTTAGTTATTTCAATAGCGGTTGCCCGGTCAAATGCATCTTCATGCACCCAATCTTTTCCAGCGTATTCCGCCGCATCTTGAACGTATGCTGCATGGAGCTGGAGGCATCCATATGCTTTGCCGTTGTCGCCAATGGCGTTGTCATTGCCGCCGCTCTCAACTGAAATTAGTGCGAGTATTAAAGTAAGTATTGTGATGTTCATATTATTAATAATTGATTGTTAATGCGGTGTAGGATGCCGCGCCCGGCCTGTTATTTTTAAAATAATTCTACCAAGTAATCCGGCTCTAAGCCAAACCAATTAAGGCAGATTTCTTCTGCCATTTTGAGATCTCCTGTTGCGATGCAATAATCAAAATCTTTTTGCGCTTCAGCAATTAATGAGTCAGCTTCATCAGAATTTAGCCCGTCTCTTTTCATTATAGTATTTTTTATAGATTCCATATTATTATTATTAATTGTTATTTATACGTGTTGAGAGTAATTATGCTTTGTAAGAATATCTGACTGAAACTTCATCGGATTCGTTAAATTCTTTAACTTCCTTTTTTATGTTCTGTAAGTCTTTAATCATTTTGTTTAGGTCTTTTAAGTTGACGTCATTGCCGTTGCGCTGGCGGATGAAAAAATCTCTTAAATTATTTTGAACTGTATAAAGTTCGTTGTTAATTACGTTGCCCGGAAGTCTTAAGAAGGATGTTTCGTTTTTCATATTATTTATTATTGATTGTTATTCGGAACGCTTAGTGCCTCCGATAGAAGAAATATTTATGAGGCAAACCCTTATGTCAATACAATCTGAGAATATTATTAATTAGAATTTAACGATGACGCAAAACAACCGAAGAAGCATTTGCAACTGAAACTAAGCAAACTTGATTGCAAACTTCTTCAACGAACCAAAGGCGGTCGTCAACTCGTAAAAGCTGGTTGAACAATGATTCAAAGTTGCCGGAGTTTTGAACGCCGAAGTTTTGAAGGTCGCGAAGTGAATTGAAGTTTCTCATATTATTTATTATTGATTGTTATTCGGAATGCTTAGTGCCTCCGATAGAAGGAATATCTATCAACTGAATACTTATGTCAATACAATCTGAAGATATTATTAATCAGAATAAAGATTGTTGTGATTCAATAGGTGCAATTTCATAATGCTTAGATTCTCCCTTTGGGTAATCTTCAATAGGATAATTGAGCATTCCACGCATATTTTTTCGGTCGCGCTTTGATCCGCAGAAATAAATGTATCTGTGTTTTCTTGCTCGCTCGATGTAATATACATTTTCCGATCCATACTTATTGCGCAGGAACTCAATGCGCGATGGATGCCCACGACCCTCGTCGCCTATTGTCGTGTGATGCTTATGCTCAAACCCTTTGACCATCGGATCTTTGAATTTTGTAGACAATCCAGTATATAAAAAATTGCACGACTGGTAAACATAACCAACATGCCCCTGCCCATTGTCAGCATAACTCACGACGACACTAGGCATTGGCAGCATTTTGAGCGACCGACCAACAAGCTTGCTCGCAAGGTTCTTGCGATTCTCACAGCATAACCGATTCAATTCAAGAACATGCTTTGATTGCGTTTTCCCACATATTCCGTCTTTTAACGTCGAACTTAACGGCGTGCCATACGTGACAACTCCAACCAGATGACAACCATCAAACGCACCAAATGCGTGTGAGATTGGACACATACGCTTTGCGTAATGGCGATTCAAAAGCCAAGGGGCTGCGTCCTTGGCTTCTATTCTAGTTATTGTAATAGAATGATTCATTAACCGGATTTTATTGATGCAGTGTAGGATGCTGAGCCCCGGTTGTTATTAATTAAAATTTGATAATTGATTCTGGAAAACAAAAGACATATCCGGAGTTAGTCCCGCCGTAAACCATTTTTGAAATGTCCCAATCAAGTGAATGCTTTATGACTAATTCCTTCACGGCTTCAAAGTGTAAAGCTACATCATTTAATTCGTAACTGTAAGAAATAGTTGCGCTCCAGTCCCTAGTGGTTGCTTTAATTCGTGCGCCACGCGTGTTAGTTGGTGCTAGGTATTTTGTTGTTATTGAGATCATGATTTTTGATTATTATTATTAAATTATTGTTAGGTTTTTATGTTCTTGGAATAACTTTATTTGCGCGAAATGTTTGCTCTTGAAGCTTAAAAAATGTGGCCTCAATTTGAAAAAGTTGGTCGTGTAAATCGTAAGCTCCGGAGTCCCATTCATCTTCATCTAATGCCCGAAGGATTCTTAGTTTGTTTTCAATTTTTGATTCTAATACTAGAATTTGTTGAATTACTTGATATTTATTTTTGTTATTATTTTCCATATTATTTATTATTGATGATTGATTTAGAGTGTAGGATGCTCTGCCCCGGTGAGTGGATTAAGCTTTGATGAATCCGTTGTCGATGTCGGCTTGTAAAATTTTAGCGCGTTTGATTGCAGTTTGTTTTGTTACCCATGAGCGATTGTTAAATACGTTTCCGCCTTTGGTTTTAGCTGCGGCATATTGACCGCTATTGTTTTTTAAGATTTGCGTGTTTTTTGTGATTTTCATATTATTGATTTTTGTTATTCGGAATGCCTTATTGCCTCCGATAGAAGAAATATCTATGAGGCAAACCCTTATGTCAATACAATCTGAGAATAAGTTAAAGATTTATATATTGCTTTCCTTTGTTCGCTTTGTCGGCTTAGCATCGGATGGAAGCCATCCCGGAAGTCATGAATGATTCCGCATTCTTTGCCGTCAAATGGCCTTAGCACTCGCCCGGTTGACTGGATTGCCTTGCGCTTAGACTTCCCGCATCCTGCCATTATTATTGAGCCAGCAATCGGCGCATCAAATCCTTCTTCAATTGCGGATGTCCCAATCATGCAAAGCAACTCCCCGTCCCGGAATCTTTTAATTGTATCAGCCCGCCGGGCTTTTCCCATCTTAGAATAAACCATTTCAGATCCCGGAATCATTTTGAGAAGTCTTTGCCCATGTTCAATCGATCCAATTAAAACAATTGTATGTTGTCCGGAGGCAATTAAATCATTTGCAAGCATTGTGATTTTAAAATCCCTTTGAACGTTTTCCCAAATTCCAATCCTTTGCGCTGCTTGCCATCGGCATTGATTCTCTTGCTTTCTTTTGCCCTCATCAGTTCTAAACATCCAAGGCATTTTCTTAATTCGTTTACTTATTAATTCATCAGATTCAGAATCAATTGCCTTCCGGATTCCATCGCTTTTAATTTGATGCCAAATAACTTTAGCTTTTGCCAGATGCCCATCTTTAACTAATTGGCCGCGCTCGATTGTATAAACCGAATTTGAGAACAAATAAACAATAAGCCCGTCCCGGTCTGAGTCTCCATTAAATGGAGTTGCTGACAATCCCCACCGGGCAGACTTTGCTTGCTTAATCTTATTAGTCCAGCATGTTGCGGCCGCCCTGTGACATTCATCCACAATTAATAAATCTGGAGATGTTCCCATTGGCGCACCTGCCGCGCAATAGATTTGCAGATGCGCCTTTTCTGTTATTACTGGGAAGCGGTCACAAGCTGTTTGCATTTGCTCAACTTGCTCCAAGGTATTAACCATGATTTCAATCTGAGCAATTCCTTGACGTTTAGACAAACAAAAAGCCAGAGCAGATGCCGCAATATGCGTTTTACCTGCTCCGGCTGGTGCTTGAAGAATACCCCGCTTGCTCTTACTTAAAAAAGAAATTGCACGCTGCTGATATTCTCTTTGTTCCATTTTACCAAGGTGATTCTATTTCTTCCGATTGCTTTGAATCGCTTGCCCCTTCTTTGAATAAGATATGGCTTTGGTCATAAATGAATCCAGTGAACCCGATCTCTGGCCAACTCTTTGTTGGATCATTTCGGTCTGGAGTCATATCAACTTGAGCGACAAACTTTTTGTCTTTTACCAAATCAAAGAATGCTTCCGGATCTTCCGAATCCAATTGATCTCGGAAGATTTGAACGCCACATGATTTGAGGAACATAAAGATCAATGCCCGCGCCTTATATTCAGAAGTTGGCAATGCCAAGTCTCCCCAAAAGAATGTCTTGCGCATCGATGCCCCATCCTTTGTTGAAAATGTACATTCAAATAAGTCTGTGCCGTCCCTCTGGTTGACTTTATGAGATACATTTGAAGTTTTAAACTCATATTGACCAGCCTCAGTAATGTAACTGTTGCTTGTTGAGTTTGCGTCTGCGTCTGTTGCGATATATTTTGCCATGATTTTTTTAATATGATTTGATTTCTTCCCAGACTTTAATGCCGGGTATTGTTATGGTGTGTTTTAGTGCTGCCCGGATTTTTGAATCATCCGCGCTAAAAAGATCCGGCCGCGCTGCCATTAAGTCGGCCTCACTTTCGATCTTGAACTTTATTGCTTTGCGAACCTTTAAACCTTTGACCGCATCATGCTTTAATGCGGCCTCTTGTCTTAATCGCAGAATCTTAGTTTGCGCATCTTCATCAATCTTAGCAATTGAATCTGAATCATTAAATGCAGCTTGAGCGGCCTCACTTAATATTTTGCATTCCTCAATTCTTGTTATTTTATCGGCAGCAATTTTCTTATCACGTTCAACTATTTGAAACGCTCCAAGTATTTTTGCAATCCGGGTTTCTTCTTCTTTTACTTCTGCAATAAACTCTTTGGCAATTGCATCAATCGTTTTTCCGAATTTAAGAATTGGAGCTTTTGCCGCCTTTCTTGATTCTTCAATTTCACTAATTAAATGCCGCAATGATTTTTGACTTGCTGCAACCATCGTTGCTTCAAATCC